ACTCTCGGTAATCAGGCATTATACCGCACAATTGCAGAAGTAGGTTGTTCATTCTTTAAGGGTCAAGGTAAGATTACAAACCTCAAGTGAGGTTTAATCTTAGTAATCAATAAAAGGAGAGTTAAGTATGGCACATACAGTAACAATCTTAGCCGATTCTAAGGGATTTACTCGTCCTAGAGTTAGTGGTGATGAATATGTCGTTGATGCAGTATTGGATATTACATCTTATACTGCTAACGGCGAAGAAATTCTCGCTACTGCTCTAGGATTAAGCACAATTAATTGTGTTGTTGTAACAGGTATTTCTGTTGATACCCTTACAGGTGGTTATGAAGCAAGAATGATTGCTCCCGAAGTAATGTCCGGTGCGACCAATGGTGGAAAATATCATGGACAAAATGATAGATTCCAAATACACGCTAAAGAAGCGAGTAATACCGATAATATTGGTGAAATCCGAGTCAGAGTTTGGGGCCTTATTTGAGCATTGGGTGATTAATTTGGCATTAGCCAAAATGTCGAGCAAATCTCCACATGGGGATTTAACTCTTAGATTTGAAGGTGAGGAATTTACTTTTAATCATGAGAAGCCAATTAATCTACCCACTAAATACGCTTCTGTCGCATTAGGTGGTTCTTCATTAGAAATTACTTTTGATGAAAAGGACCGAGATTACCTTCTTAATTTAGAAGGTGCTGGATTAAGGAATCTTAGGACAGTATTAGGTATGTCTAATGCTTCATCAGAAGAATTAACAATTAAATTACTTGGTAAAAAGAAGACCATTAAACCAAAGAAAACGGTTAAAAAGGCTTCTTGACCGCCAAGTATATAGGGGATTGCTCCCCTCATAAAAATAAGGCGGATTAGTCGTTTTCGGAGAGATTAAAATGGTTGCTGGTTGTAGAACATCTGGAGTTTTAACCGCTTCTGCGGTAGTTGCTAGGCATCAATGTAAATTGGTTAGTATTCATGTTTCTGAACAAGCAGGAGCAGGTGCTTTAATTAAGGTATTTGATGGCACTAGTAATTCAGGACTTGAAGTAGCAAGAATTACTTTAACAGCAGGTCAATCAATTGAATTTGATATGCATGGTGTTATCTGTAAAGATGGATTATACTTTGAAGAAACGACAGGAGCAGTTGCTTGTTCCATTGAATTTCAGTAGGTGATTATTATGGCAGCAATTGATAAAGATACTCGCTTAATTATGGCTATTCTTTTTGTTGGCTCCTGTTGTGGGTTAAATGTTTTCTTTTATGGTATTTACGGTGGGGAATTACCGTGGACTCCATTAAGTCATGCAGTATTATTCAGTTTAATTACAATTGGAGGAATTATGATTATGAAGGCTATATTTGATATGGCTCTCAATGATTGGATAGAACTTAGATTGTTAGATAGAAGAATTAGGTCTTATTGGGAAAGAAAACAGCGTGATGAAGAACAAAAAAAGAAACTTCGTGATGCTATGAATCAATTTAATATAACACCTAATTATATAACTCAATCTAATACAAATGAGGTTGGAAGTCAATTTTTAGCCTCTATTGAACAATAGGGGATAACATGATTGATGCACTATTTGGTTATGATTCAAACAATGTGGCTTTTGATATTCAAAGGGCGCATTCTGCTGAATTAACAATAGCCAGATTAAGGGCATGGATTTGGGGGATAACTGCTGTTGTCGCCTCATTATTACTAGGTAATATTGCTGGTTCATTTGGTATAGATTTTTTTCATATAGCATGGGAATCGTTTAAACACGTTTTGTGGTGATATGTCGGTTGTAGCAGGATTTACAGTAGTATTACTAGAAGGTATATTCGCAATATATAAAAAAGTTCACGCAATTAATTTTGGTATTTATGGAGTTAGTAAAGTAGGAAAAACCACATTACATCATCAAATTAGAACAAGGGGAGAAGTTCCAGATATTAAAAAAAGAACAGTAGGGTTAGAAAAACCAACTAGAAAAATAGTTAAAATTGATGGTAATATTCAAACAGTTAGAAGTTCAGATGTAGGTGGAGAATCAATTTATTGGAGCCTTTGGTTAAAAGATTACAAAAAAAGAAAACCTAAGTATGTTATATTTATGATAGATGATAGACATTTAAATAATAGAGCGAGTTTAGAACATCAAGTAGCATGGAAATATTTAGTGGATATGATAATGTCTGAAACATGGCCTAATGGAAAAAAGAAAAAACATAAAGATTATCCAGAAGCAATAGGAGTATGGGCAAATAAGTTTGATTTATGGGGAAAAAATTATCCTTTAGGAGAAACAATAGATAAACATCCAATCTTTGAACCTTTTAAATATGGAATGCAAAAATTAAATGGGATAGGAATACCTACATACAAATATATAGTAAGTGCTAAATCAGACCCGGAAATGGTATATCGTGGAATAATGACTATGATAAAAGATTATTAGGTGAATAATATGTTTCAACAACCTTCATTAATTGGTTCTGGAATAGATGCTCCTAATAGATTTTTACCTAAATTTGAACAGGCTAGGTCAAGTGGCCCAGTAGAAAAATTTGAGTATAGTAGTATAAAATCTAAAAAGCAACTAAAAGAAATAAGAAAGGTATTATTACCAGAAAAGAAAAAATTCTTAATTTTTAAATGGGGTGCTAAATATGCAATACAAAACCATTGTGTTGTTTGTGGGACTTTTCATCAATGGGATATTTCTGACCCATTAAGACCCGGAATACCTTTAACAGAAGTTACTAAAGGAAAACCAATTAGGGGAACTTACTGCCAAAAACACGCAGCAATGTGGAAACAAATGGAAATGTTAGAGCAACAGATTTTAGCAGAAGAAAGTGGTTTAGAATTTAGAGGTTATATTCCTAAACCTAAAATGCCCCAAATGTTCACAGGGAATACAGGGCCTTTAACTAGATTAAAGCGAGAAGATATGGCATCATTAGCAGCATTAGGATGGACAATAAAACCACCTAAATCAGAAACAGAAACTTCAACAGAAGAAGTTTATAGATTACTCACCGAAATGAAATCTAATATTGAAAGAATAGATAATTTAATTTTGGTGCAGAACACAAAGATAGGTGAAGAATAATGGGAATCTTAGGAACGAGTAATGGCAATTTGGCTAAACAGATAAGTAGTAGTAATAATAGCACGTTTAAAACAGTTAATAATTTACTAACTTTACAGGATAATCATGTTGAAGAGTTTTTTCAATATCACGGTCCTGAATTTTTAGGAGCATTAGAAAAATTAATGGAAGATGTTACTAGTAGAGTAGTATCTCAAATGTTAGCCAAATTAGAATTTAAACAAGATGGAACCATTATTAGTGTTAATACAGACACTTTAAGGGATTATGAGAAAATTACTCAGGAAAACATTGAATTAGATTTACAAGCATTGTTAAATTCGGCTGTTAATTCTGAGGTGGTTATGCAACGTAAGTTAGCCAAACAGCAATACCTTGAATCACAAGGTTTTGCGCCTCCACAACCCAATAATCCTACTAATGCGGGTGCGATGCCTATGGCTCAAATGGGTGCTATGGGAGCAGTAGGAGGTGCATCTATGGGGGCATATTCGGGGATGAATCAACCTATGCCTCAACAAACAAATTATCCGGTTCCTCCGGCTGGTCAAGATAATTATGGCCGTCCATATTGGATAGACCCAAATACGCAACAAATGACTTTTGAACCTCCTTCTAGCGGGTTACATTTAGGTTCAACAATGGTAGGATTAGCGCGTCAAGGTGCTGCATGGGCTAAATGGTTGGCTTAGGTGATTTAAATGAAACTAAATCTTTTTGATGGGCAAAAGGATTTAAGTGTTAAAGAAATTGAAAAACGCTATAATAGTCATATGCTTGCTTACTTAGTGAGTGATTATTCAATTTCTCTTAGAGAGATAGATGATAATTTTTTAGAGGATTTAGATGTTGATGAAGTAGTTTCTGAAGAGGATGAAGAAAAATTAAAAGTTATTATACAGGGCGAATTAACAAAAGTAGCAAACACTGATTTATTAGATTTCTTTACTGATGAAGTAGGAGAAAAATTAATAGAGGCTGGATTAATTGAATCTAAAGAAGACCTTCAGTATAGAAAAACTTTATCTGAGAAATTTAAAAATAAAGATGTATTAGAAGATTTAACTGTTTCTAATTTAAATGATAGTTTTATTCGTGGAAAAATATTCGGTGTTGAACGTCTTGCTGATTCAGAGAAAGAAGTCGAAGAAGGTGAATTAAGAAATGCTATTTTAAATAATAATTTAAAAGAGGTATTTACTAAAGATGACGATGAAGCAAACCCAATTAAAATGCAAATAGAAATGCTCGGTAAAAATGAAGGCGATAATACAACTATATTAGATACTCATGACCAAATAACAGATTTATATGTTAAAGCAAAGATTAAATATACAGTAATGTCTGATACAAAGGAAATTAATATTACAGCCAATAAAGAAACTCCATTTGTTGTCGGAACAGCAAATACTGGACAAATTATAAACAAATTAGAAAAGGATGGAAAACTTAACATGGCGCATATGAATGCGAATATTGAACAAGGAGTGTATAAATACGATACATTCAAAACCTTTAGATTAGAAATAATAGAAAATGATGTAAAGGGGAGAGTAAATATAACTTTAACAAATTATACTATTACTCCTAATATTGGTAGAACCAGATTTAAAATACCTGTAAAAACAGGTAAAGATAACACACCAGAAAAATTAGCACGAACTAAAATACAAGCATTTACACCGGATGAAATGCAAAAAGATTTACAAGAAGTATTAAATGTTATATCTAGAAACTATTCAACCCTTGAAAATGAAGTGAGGCAAACATGACTACTTTTTCTTCCCCAAGCGATTATACCGCTATTGATGTAAATTATACTGCGGGAAGAGGTTATTATACAACTGCTTCTGATGTAGCAAGCCTATTACAAATAGCAGATTTTGATGCTAATACTACTCCAACTCTAGCAGAGGTTGGAAAAATAATTAAAAGAGTAGAAGGCAAAATTGATGATTCTACGAAAACATCTTTTCGCCCAGTAATTTATAATGATGAATATCACGATTTTGAATTTAGTAGATTACCATATCAACCAATGGCTTATTATATTGATTATGTTGGTTTTGTTCAATTAGACCATTCTAACGTTAGAAAGATATTAAGATTAGAAGTTTGGCAAGGTAATAATTATCTTGATTTAGCATCTGCTACTGCATCAGTTACTTTAAGTTCTTCATTAAGTAGTTTAACTAGTATTACACTAACTGTTGGGCCACATAGTTTTGTAATACGTTCAGCAGAATCAGGTGGAGTATCTACTAGATTTAATCGTTCTTATGGTCCTAAAACTACTGCACAAGAATTAGTAGCATGTATTAATGAAATATTCCCATACAAAACTGCTGAATTTACTGGTGCTACTTCTGCTAAAAGTATAGAAGAAGAAGGTGGTGATTCTTTTTCTGTATCAGATTTCTTTTATGCTACAACAGATTCAGAAGATAGCACTAAAGTAATTATTTCTTCTAAATTACCGGGCGATGATGGAACTAATTGTGGTATTACTGTTCAAGGTTCAGGAGCAACTGTAACTGCTTTTACAGATAATCAAACTATGAAAAGATTAGGAGATTATTGGACTATCAACAGTGAAGGAAAAATATTCTTTTTGAAAAACTATCCTTATCTTAAGAAACATTCTATTAGAGTAACTTATGTTGCTGGTTCTAAAAGAGTTAATTCTGCTATTCATGACGCTGCTACAAAATTAGTAGCGGCAGAAATTATTAGACATGATGATAATTCTATCTTAATTGCAGATACTCAATCAGGAATTTCATTAAAAGAAAAGCATGATATTCTAATTGAAGAAGCAAATAAGATTATTGAAGGTAAGAAAAATATTGTATTCTTAATTGAGTGATATTAATGTCTAGGAGTAAGTTAATCTCAGATTTTAGAAGATTAATTGAAATAGAAAAAGAAAGAAATGAGGCATTGAAAGAAGTTTCTAAAATGATAGGATTTGATATTAGTTTTTCTGATGAACAAATAATTAAAAATGCTCAAGATATATTAGAACAAAAACTATTAGAAAATATCAAGGGGGATATGAATGAATGGATGAAATCACTTTCGTAATTAGATTGATTTCTGATAATTGGTCATCTGCTTCCTCAACATTATTGTCTAGAGGTGATATATCTTCTAGTAATACTAATACTCCTTTATTCATTGATATACGTTCTATTGAACCAAATAGAGGTAATAGAGTAGATGTAGACCAAAAGGCAGTTATTATTTTCTTTGAAGATTCAGCCAGTTTGGAATACCCAACAATAGACCATGTAGCAAGAAATGAAACTTATGGACTCACTTTACATCTTAGGGTATTACAAAGAAGAAGTGATGATTCCACAGGTCTAACATTTGCTCGCGACAGGCTTAAAGACCTATACCGCGTGGTTCGCTACATCTTAGAAACGAAGTCATTACTTCCTAAAGTTGTAGATAATAGTGATAATGTAGAAGGAAAAGCAAGTATGGTTAAATTAACTGGTAGAAGTGAGGCTAACGATAGAGGCAAAAGATTGTTAGGTTATAAAATGTCAGTAGAATTAAAAAGATTCGCGGAATGTGCAGATTAGGTGAAATGAAATGAGTAACGAAGTATTTATTGGAGCAGGTGCGTCTGTAAGTTTAATCCCAGAAACTTACATTAATGTTGGTGAAGGGTCAATTGCGAATCCTGAAGCCGAAAGTAGAACATTTAGAGATGGTATAAATAGAACTCATTTAATTAGGATAAACATTGGAGATAATTCAAGGCTTTATTATAAGTTGATTCCAGATTTATACACTGGTTGTATGGCTAAAATTGTAGGTGATAGCACAGTATTTGCTAGAATTGCATATAACACTACTGATTCTTTATTATTTAGTGGTGTTGCTGATGATTTTCCAGATTCTATTACTGATTTAGAAATTCAACCTTTTGGCGCACCTTGTCCTGCTCCACTTACAATTACATCTTATGGGAATGCTACACTTAGTAGCACTACTGTAACACCAGCAACAGCAGGAAATAGTGCATTATACAATGTTGGAGATAAACTGTATAATTCAGGAACTACTTTTGGTGCTAGTCAATTTCTTGGAACTGTAACTGTTGTTAATACTACTGCTAATACTTTAACAGTTGATAGAACAGGTGCATCAGGAACATTAAGTAGTGCTGCATTATATGTTGATGAAGGAAGAGTATTAAATTCAGATAATTGGTTAGGGCTTGTAAATTCATTTAGTCCACCTTCTATTGATGCAGAAATGAAACAATTAAATTTAGCCTTTGGTGCATCAAGAGATTATGCATTTCAATACAAAGGAGCAGAAACAGTTAGTGGTGCATCATTAGATATATCATTAAATAATATGTCTTGGCTTTATTATGCACTTGGAAGTATTACTTTACTAGATGCACAAACTCCCGGAACTGCGTATGGAACAGGGGTAAGTGGAACAAATGGTGAAACAACTAATTCTGACCACGGAGTAGGAGATGTATTGTTTAATGATAATTCAACAGGTATAGATGATGTTAGTGGGCCATTTTTCCATAAAGTTTTAAAATCTAAAATAAGAGCAAATGAAGTAATACTTCCAGCATTAAGAGCAGGAACAATAGCAGGTCAAGTATTAGAATATACTCCAATAACAACAAGTAATTTTAGCACTAACAAATTAAATTATACTTTCGGTGCTGCTAATTCAGAAAGATTACCTTCTTTTGCACTTGAAGTCGTCTATCGTAAAGAATCCGATACATCTAAACAGGTTGATGCAGAAACAAATAATAAAAATATGTATGCTAGAGTATTGACTGGAAATCAAGTCAATACATTAACACTTAATTTTGAAGAAGGTCAAGAAGTTAAAGCAAGTGTTGATATTGCTACAAGGCGTATTTTTGATTGCCCATCAAAATATATTATTCAAAGGTCAATTGATGTAAATGGTGATATTGATACTGCTGATAAATCAGCAAGTGATTTATTTAATTTCTATTCTAGAGATTATAATTTACCCTTCCAATACTTTGAAGGTTCATTAAAGATATTTGGTTCTAACTTTGCTAGAGTTAAAACTGCAAGTGTTACTATTAATAATAATCTTACACAACAAAGATATGTTGGTAATTATAATAGGCAAATTATGTCTGAGCATATTCCAGCACAAAGAACTTATGAAATTCAGGCTACATGTTTAATTACAGACACTAAGATTTGGGATGAATTACGTTCCCAAACTGAAAATGCTAGTGATAGTTTATTAGAGTTTAATTTCCAAAAAGATACTGGAGAAACCTTTAATCTTAAATTCCAAGATTATATGATTACTGGTGCAGATATTCCACTTCCTGATGATAAAGGACCAATTGAAGTTTCAGTTACTATCATGGCTAGAAAATTAAATGAAGCCAAATACACTGGTGGTTGGATTATTCAAGGATGATGATGCATTATGCCTATTTACAATAAAAAAGCCCGATTAGCGGCTGAGAAAGAGGCAGAAAAAGCGGCCCCTAAACCTAAAACTCCCCCTGTTGAGGCTACTAAGCCCCTCAAAACTGCTACCAAAGTAGCGACTAAAAAGGTGCAAAAAAATACGAAAAAAAAGTAATAGATTAAATTCCACCAACTGTTTGTTTGTTGGTATATGAGGTGGAAAAAAATGGAAAAGAAAGTAGTATCAGATAAGAATAAATTGTTTGCAGCAGTAAACACAGAATGCCATCACTTGAAGGTATCTCCCGATAGTGAAGAATACTTGAAAGTTTGGGTTAAAGAACCTACATGGCTTCAAGTAGAAACCGCGCTTTCTAGCGTGTTGAATATAGATTCAAAATCACAGAATTTTGATTTAGATTTAAATAAGATGTATAGATACATGGTTGATAACTTCGTTGAAAAAACTGAACCAAGTTTATCTACCATTGATATGTTACGACTCAATCCCTATATTGGGAATCAATTAAAAGAAATACTCCCTAATCCCTTTGGTGATATAATGGGGGATGACGAGGGAAAGGACGAAAATACCGAGCAGTTTTGAATGGAGGGTCTAGTGACCCTGTAACTGCGTCTAAAATAATGGTATATACATTAGCGCAAGCATTTAGTATTAATCCCGTAGAAGTATATAACATGCCTATGAGTTTAGCAAAAGAAATGCTATTAATTCACGGTGAAGTTAAGAAGATAGAAGCAGAAACATTAGAACAAGCGAGGAATAAACTATGAGCGAAATGGAGAGAACAATAAATTCTCTCGCAGAAGCCAGTGCTGTATTACAAGAGCAAAATGATGGTTTAGGTCGCTCTTTCGCTAATTTATCTGAAAATAGTAAATTATGGACTATTGGTTCTCGACTACTTTCAGGAAGTGGTCTATGGAGAATACAAAACAAAATTCGTGCGGTTGGAAACGTATTAACTGTTTTTTATGATGTTCAAGATTCTGGAACAAAAAAGATGCTTGAAAATGCTAAAAATATGAAGAAGATTACTGAATCTGTTGATTATTTAACCGATTCTTTAAAAAATTTAGATGATACTCCTGAATTTGATTCAGTAGCATCGGCTTTAATTGCTGCTACTGGTAAAACAAAAGATGAATTAGAAGTGTTTGAAAAAGAAAGAATAACAGAACAAGCAGAAAAATTAGTTGAAGGCGCGTTTCAATCACAATTAGTAACTGCTAAAAAAGTTCAAAGGAGAATGGGTAAAGAATTAGAAAAAGCAGCACAAGATTCCCCCTTTATTACAGGACTACAAAAATTTGCTGATGGTTTCTGGAAAAGCGGCGCAGGTGTTGTTGGTAGTGTTGCTAAAATGGCCGAAAAGGTAGATTTAGGAGATTTACCAAAAAAAATAGATGAACAAAAAGATAACATATCAAAGGCAAACAAAAAAATTAAAGAACTCAAAGATGAAATAAAATATGAACAAAAAATATTTGGTGAAGAAGCAGATGAGAAAAAATTAGAACGATGGCAAGAAGCACTTAAAAATACATTAGAAGAAAAGAAACTGGCACAACAAGATTTAAAAGACCTTAGAGCCGAAACTAAAGAAATAAAGGATAAAGGATTAAAGAGTGTTTTAGGAGCAGGAAAGGCTGCTGGTGAAGCACAAGAAAGTGAAGGGAAAGTATTAAAATGGTTCAAAGATAGAGAAGAAAAACTGAAAGAACACAGATTAAAAGGTGAAAAATGGCAAGCAAGGATGATGAGGTTACAAAACGCAATTGGCCGATTGGCCACTAGTGTAATGAAATACAGTTTCTTATTTGTTGCTGCTTTAATAGGAGTTTATGCAATTTATAAATTTTTTCAAAGAAATGGTCCATCATTATTAATAACCTTTGGACAATTACGTGATGGATTATTATGGGGATTTGGGATTTTAAGCGGTGTTTTTGAAAGTTTATATGAAGATTTTATAGATTTAAAAGATGCATTTGTAAATGGAGATATTATGGAAGTTATTTCGCTTGGTTTATCAATAGTAAAAAATGTAATATTTGCTGGACTTATATCATTAGGACTGATTTTGGGCGCACTTTTAGGAGCAGTTTTGGCATTACTTCACGGTGCATGGATTCAAGCCGTTGAAGATACTGCTAATTGGGTAGAGGCGGCGATTCAATGGACAGCGCAAATTGCGGCATTAATAATGGGAATACTATTAATTATTGGTTTAATTGCTTCATTCCAATGGATAACAATGTTAGGACTTGCAGTTGGAACTGCTATTGCTAGTGCTATTGGTTTTGCATCTACTGGTGGAACTGTAACTACACCATTAACAGTTGTTGGTGAAAGAGGCCCTGAAATAGTTTCTTTACCAAAAGGTTCTCAAGTTACTTCTAATGCACAATCTAAGAACATGAGAGGTGGTGTAACTAATAATATAACAGTTCAGGTTCAAGGAAGAATTGGTGCATCTGACCAAGAAATTAGAGATATTGCTAAGAAAGTAGGTGAACACATTAATCGTGAAATAAATAGACATACATCATCGGGGGTAAGAAGATATGGTTAGTTATAGTGATGGATTTAGAGTCCTTTTGAATTTACAATCTCGAAAGACAGGTGACTTATATACAACTAACAGAATACCATTGTTATGTAATAATGTTCAAATATCAACTGGTAAAACTGTAATGTCTTTTCCTGTTCCATTTAGCGGTTTAATGACGGGAGAATCATCAATTGCTTCATTAGATTTAGGTATGGCTGATAAAACTATTAGTTTATCTGGAACAATAATTGAAATGAATATTGCAAAAAAATATAATGATACTGATGGTGAAACATCAAAATCATTTACTGCATTTGAAATAGCGCAATTAATTCATTCATATGTTGATTCTTCTTTCTTACAACCTCATCAAAATTTAAATGAGTTAATTATTTTATTACCATCTAGAGTAGATAAAACATTTGAATATCATTCTGGTGTAGATGCAACAACTGATATTTCTAATTTACCTACCATACCTTTTACATATAAAGTAAGGAACTCTGATAATATTGGGACATTACACGGATATGATGAAAATATTGATTCATTACTTCAATCAGATTTTCCTAATTTAAGTAGTGATGGATTAGAAGTTAGTGGTTTAAAAGGATTCGTTAGAAACTTTAATACAACAATTTCTGCTGATTCTGGAACAATAGAATTTAATTTGGACTTTCAAGTAGCAACAATGTCTATGGGGTAATAAAATGTATTCAACATATGTAGGGCAAAACAATAGTTTAGTTTTTCCTGTTATGTGTAGTGGTTACGTTAAATTAGATTATAGTGATAATGTTGTTGATGATGCTGGAACTGATAATGTTTATGGTATTTGGGATGATTATGATAGTTTTACCTTTGAAGCAATTGTAACTCCTTATGATGTTATGGGAAATGCAACTAATTCTTTTAATACATCGGTTAAAAGCATGCCAGCAGTAGGTGGTGGGCAGGGAATTAGTTATTTATCTGCATCAAACAGAGGAAGTCATAGAATGTGTTTGTATAGTTGTTCAGCATTAGAAATAAGAGTAAGAAATACTCAAAATTCATCTACATCTGCTCCGGCTGAATATAGAGTGGAAACTACTACCTTACTTGGTAGCACAGAATGGACATGTAATTCTAGCACTTGTATTCTTTCTACTGCTGGTAAAAAAACAACTGCTGAAAAAGAAAATGTATATTCTCATACCCCATTTCATATATTAGTTACTTTCAATAATAATTCCAAAAATATTAAAATATTTGTTAATGGGATAAATGTGGGAGAACAGACATTTGATACTACCGATGATTTTGCTATGGGTGCAGAAGATATTTATATTGGTGTAGACCATGCACAATTTTCTAATGCTGATGCTTATACACGAAGGCAATTTATGGGTGAAATACATGAATTAGCATTTTCTAATATTAATGTTGAACGAACACCAAGACAATTTACATTACATCCACAAATACATAATACCTTATTGTATCTAAAATTTGAGGAGGGTAATGAATGACTAATACTTATTCTGATTTAGTTGTTATGCAACGGGGTGGTTTAACTACTTCTACCCCACCTAGCAATTCAGGAGTAGAAGTTCCAACAAATCCATTAATTAGATTTTATAATCCTAATTCTGCTTCAACAGGTGGAGAATGGCCAGCAAATGTAGGTAGCCCAGAAACTACTACTCCTATTACTGCAACAGGTATTGTTTGTTATGAAATAATTAAAAATAAATCAACAGGAGATACTGTTGCTACAAATGGAGTAAGTCATACAAACGGTAATCCTGTTCAATTAAATAGAATTTTTCCTACTGCGGCTGATGTTACAACATATGCTGAAAACTTCGCTAATACACCCGGATATAGAATTATTATTGACCCCACATCTTCTACTTTACAAACACCTTCAAACAATCACACTTCTGTTATTACAAATAGTAGTTATGACCATTTTGTGTTATTATTTCCAGATGATGAAAATAAACATCATTTTGCTAAAATTACTGAATATGTTAAAGATGACGATGGTAATAGAACTTCATTTGAATTTACTCCTAGTTATAGTAAAGAAATCCCTAAAGGAACTAAATTTACAATTTTTAAAGGACCACAATTTAGGGATGGTTCTGGTAATTTAGTAAATACAGATGTTGTAGCATTAGCATACGGATTAAGAATGGGTGGTAGTGGTAATAAACATGCTAATCATACATACTTATCAAGACCTAACTTTTACTTTTATGAAGATAGAGTAAATAATTCAAGCGAGTTAGACCATAACACAAAATATACTTTATACTCGTCTAGGTCAGATGGTTCTTCTGTTTCACACATTAAAACAGTATTTTCTACTGTTCAAGATTTTGGTGAAAGAATTATTGATAATAGTTTATATTCATACAATATTAAATTAGTAGATAATTTTAGAGATGCTGATGAATCAGCAACAAATGATTATGTGGATTGGGACACTTGTATTTTAAATATTCAGAGAAAAACAGGTGATACCGGTAGTGTTTATGCTGGCCCCACTAGATATTTACATTATACTCCTTCACCTGAAGAATGTTCTTTACATGTAAATATAATGGATATTGAAATAAATAAAAATATTTCAGTCAGTGGTGATTATTGTGAAATAAAATTCACCGACGCTCAAAGAATTATGTCTAGTAAGATAAAGGAAAATGACCCACTAACTGTAAGAAAAAATTTAACTCATAATAGCATGAGTAGTGAATATGATGCACAATTAATAGGAACATTTACTGGAACATCTGGTTCAACATCATTGACTGTAACTTTAGAAAACGGCCAAGATTTAACTAATTTATTGAAAAGTGGTAGTGATTATCAAGATATTAAATTAGGTAATCATTATTATAGTATTAGTGCTATTAGTTCGGTTAGTTCTAATAGCCAAACTTTAACGATTAGTCATTATGGAACTAGTATTAGCAGTAGGTCGAGTGGTGGACTACAAGCAAATTATTCTAGTGAACTTGCATACAGGCCGCGATGGTCTACAATAACTCAAAATTTAATAGTTGATTTTGAATTAGATTCTAGAATTTCAGATTTAGAAATTTTCTTAACTCAAGGAACTTTAGCAGGAACAAGATTACCTTTCGCCACAGCAGATACTAATAATAATTTTGTTACTTTAACATATACAACAACCAGATTTAATTCAAATTTAATTCAACATATTTTAGATTTTTATGTTGGTGGATATATTATAGACAAAAAAATATTTGAGGGTGTTGTAGAAATAATTATAGAAGAATCTTTACACGGAATGCCAACATTTAAAATTATTGGAAGAAATAAAGTTAGAGAATTACTTGGACCAATAATTAATAGAAATTACACTCATTCAGAAGATATGGTATATTCAACATATGGGCCTATTGTAGAGTCGGGAACAATATCGAATGGTTCTTCTGATATATATTCAGTAGGTTCGGTGGCTATTAATGCTACTACTATTACATTAAATCATCATGATGGTGATTCTGCTGGAACACAAGCAATATATGTTGGGCAATTAATTTTCAATTCTGATAAGCATTTTGTCGGTGAAGTAGCATCATTTGATGATGGAACAAATGAAATTACATTAAAAGATGGTGCTATGACTTCGCTTTCAAATACTGAGCCAATACATTTTACTTCATATCCATTATTATCTTTTTCTAAAGCAATTCAATCTAATAACAATAAAGTTAATTCTGCAACATCTTTAGACGCAAGTGCAAATAAAGGTTTAATTTTCTCTTCAGGAATGGATTTAAATACTGATATTACTTTAATTGGTTCTTCATTAAATACAAACGAGGATGCTAGAGGATATAATATTACATCTCCAGATAATATAAGCAACGATAGTAATTTTTATTGTGCCTTAACTGGTTTAGAGCATTCAGAGTATTATAAAAAATATGCTGAATCTAAAATTGTAAATAGTGTTATGACTTATGATGTAATTGATATTGAGCAAAAAACTAACAAAAGCACAATTGAATTAGCACCAATAAATCCAGCAATTTTAGCAAGAGTAAATATTAATGAAGAAAATACTACTTTAGAAACTTTAGCAGATTCTGGTTGGACATTTTCTGCTGGAGTAACTGCAAATAATTTTACTATTCAAGGTGGAACTTGGGCTAATATACCTTTTACTCATTCTACATTACAATCTGGATATATCTATAAATCAGATGGAACTGTTATTGGAAAGGTTTTATGGAAAAGAAAACATACTTCTAATACCACTACCTTTAATTATCAAATTTCTTTAGATAGGGAATATACTTCTACTGCTAGTGAAAAAATATATATCATCTCTACTTATTCTAACAAACAACTTTATTTCTTAAATAAAAATAATATAGATTCTGGCGGTGTAGTTCAATTAGTAAATCCTCAATATTCAAGAGGAAATAGACCGATTGGTTTTCACGATATAACATCAGAAACATTTCATGGGAGAAATTTATACAGATATTTGGATTTACATGCATCTGATTCTGGATTAATTGGTAATAATAATATTATAGTTAATATGACGAATACTCAACCAATTATGGGAACTAATAGTGAATTAAAAACAGCAGCATCTTCATATAATTTTTATCCGGGTAGTGCCTTTAATGCAACATTTAGCACTTATACTACTCCAAAAACTAGTGTTAATATTCAAACTCCTCACGAATTGACCGAAAATAGACCTCTTGTTGGTAGTAACTTTTTAGATGCAAATAATTATAAATCAACAAATGCTCGTTCTGATTATCTACCACATAATTTTGCATTACTTGATACTTCTTCTAATAAACAATCAAAGGTTTTATGTTTACCTAAATCGCATTTAGATTCTGATGTAGATTGGGCGCGAGGAAGTTTAGGTAGAGAATCACAATTTAGTGAAGAAAATCAAGGGCGATTAAATGCTATCCGTAGAGCAAAAGAATATTTAGAGCATATACATAAAAGTGCAGAAAAATATTTTATTTTCTCTCCTTCGGACATTTATCCTGATTCTAAAACTAGAGAAAGTAATATTTTAAATGGTAGTAAATCATTCGCTGATTATAATATTATGATATATGGGGAACCAACTCTAGAAGAAAGTTTAATTGAATATCAAGATATTTTGGGTAAATTAAACCGTAGTAATAATACTGATGAAAATTATGAAACATTAACTATATCTGAATCTTCTCATGAACCATCTGAATTAAATAGATTTGGTGTGATGCGTTTAACTGAATTATGTTTTGATTGGCATTTTAATATTGTAGACCCTGAAAATATTATAGAAAAACATACTACAATACCTAATTTTGTTTATTCGGCTCATTCTAGTATTGAATTTGCATCAGCAAAAGTAATGACTGTTAATGGTGCTATGATTTATACATCAGGAAGCCCTGATACAATAAAAGTTCCAATATTAGGTTCGGGTGCAAATCATTTTACTGCTGGAGATTATGCCTTTTATCCTGATGGAAATATGTTAGGTAAAGTTAGTTCGGTTGTTTCAGGGGATATAATTCTTAATATAGGAGCAGGTCAAGATAATCCTAATGGAATAAATTCTGATACGGATGGTAATTTTCCAGAAAATAATAGTAAGTTACATCATAGAGTATCTACTTATTTATCTGGTAATGAAACTATTAATACAATTGTAAAGGGGCAAGGAAAAGAAGATACTTTGCATAATATGAAAGGGAGTCGTTCTACTCCTAAACAAAATGAAGGATTTCAAATGTATAAAGGAGGCGTATTTAATTCAGAAACTGCAACTTTTAAACATGATAATGTAAATTATAAATCAGAACAAGACAGTGAACAAGCACTACAAATACCATTTTATTTAGAACAAAAGACAACGGGTTCTTATGAAAATTTTAATGCCCTTGTGTTTCAAAATGATGGTTATTCTTTTGTTGAATATGGGAGTAATAGGAAACTTCTTGGTGGTTTATTAAATCCGGGTGAAAGAACTCCGGGTGAATATGCTAATATAACACCAGTAGCAACTGATGGTTCGGGTGTAACAGATTTAAGAGTTAAAGTTACTGTATCAAGTCATTATAGAAGAGAAGTAACTATTGAAATAACAACTATTGGTTCGGCTTCCAATGGAAATACTTTTAAAATAACTAATACAGATATTTATGATAGTTCAACAAGTGCAAATGAAGCAACTTTTACAGTTAAAAGGGCTAGTGGAACGACGCATGACCCAGAGGATTTTATTCACCCATCTAGAGTTATAGAAGCATTTCAAACAGAATCACAGGGAAATAACTCTTCTAGTATTATTGGTAATAGACAAAATTTATTAAAAACTAATATTTATTATCCTTCAAGAGTAGTTTTATTTGATAAATATTCTTTAGATGCTGCTCCTGATGGTTCTTCAAATGATACTCAAAAAATAAATGTATCTTCTATAAATGGGATGTGTATTCCTGTTGCTAATGGAGGTATTTCACTTAAAGTAGATGCAGAAACTAGTGGTAAGAGATATACTTCAATATTTTTACCATTGGAAGATACGTTTGCTAAAGATATTAATATTCAAAGTGGTGATTATTTAGGAGTAGGTTGTGAATATTTCTTTAAACCTATACTTGCATTAAAAGCACAAACTGATATGAGTGGAACATACCCTGCTATGAATATTGTAACAAAAGGAACTAGAACACATACTGAAATCCACATTAATAATTATGATAGTAGTAATATAACTCCTGATGGAACAGGTAATTATCATCCTAATAATTATTGGTTAGATTTTGCACCAAATTTAACAGGTTATTATTTAGCATCAATGGATGGATATATTACTGATTTAAATGAAGCATCAGCAAATGTATATACTGGTTATGATATGAATGAAGTTTCTTCTTATTCCTTACAACCAAATAATATATATTATGTTGTTTCACATACAATTATAGGGGATGCAAATGGTATAACTCATAAAATAGTTGTGGATGGAAATATAACTGATTCAGCAACACCATTTAATAGATATTTTAGAATCTTGAAACCATCTGAAGTTTGTTTTCATGAAAATACACCTAATGAATTAGAATTTTATACACTTAAATCCGAATATACTAAAGAACCTAGAAGTGATAAAATGTATAAGGATGTTCCAAGTTCAAATAGTTTTCAAAATTCTGTTTTAGGTAATACAACTTCAACAGAAGCAGAAGTGGTAAATGCTGAAAGAAGTGTAGTTTCAGGTTATAAGGAGGGAGTATTATCAATGTATGTTATTGTTGATTCTGATAGATTAGGAGATGGAAATGATTATGTCGTTAGAAGTCCTGAAAATTTCTTTGGAACCGGTTTAAGTGAAGGTAATTATACTTTTTATACTACTGATGGTGAAGAAAAATATAAACAAAATTTAAAGATAGATTTATTTACTGCATCTAAAAATTCTAGTAATAATAATTTTCCTGATACAGCAACTTATACAGTTCCTACTCTAACTTTCGGTTCTAAATTTAAACGGCAGGTTGGTATAGTTTCCTTTTCAACTCCCTTTACAATTACATCGCCTAGACCCGTTTCTTTAAGAAAGGCATCTAAAGCAAAAATTGGTTGTTCGGTGAGTATTACATTAGAAGCAGAAGATATAATTAATGATATTTTAGAGAGGAATAATATACAATTTGATAATACAATACCTGAGTTTGAGTATTTCATAGGGCCAAACTTTCAGGGAGCAGATGCTTATTCAGCGATTAATTTCTTAGCAAGATTAAAAAACAAACGATTAGATTTTAATAATGATGTTATTTCATTAACTAAAATATTGGATAGTAGTAATTTTATTAAAGCCTATATAACAGATGAAAATTCAGATTATAAAATTACTAGTGTAAGTAGAGAAAATTCATTATTTGATTATTATAATGATATTACTGTTTATGGCAGAGGAGTAAAATCTAGAGTTAGAGATATTAAAGGAATTAAGAAACATAAAACAAAAGCATTAGAAATTACAGATGAATCTTTAAATACTCAAGAAGAAGTAAACACAGAAGCAAGGAGATTACTTCAACAACATACTGAAAATAGTAAAAGAGTTACAGTATCATTAAGTTCTGATAAATTAAAATATTTAAGAGTTGGTGATGTGGTAGATTTTGAATCTAAATATAATGGGATAACTAGAGGCGAATATTTAGTTTTAGGAATAAAATATGGTTTAGGGCCTCTAGAATTAGAATTAGGTGTTTTTAATTCAGGTTTACAAGCAAAATTAGCAGAAATATTGATTGATAATAAAAAATCAAAGGCGTTTATTCGTGGACAAACTTTCAAAGAAAATGAAGAAACTGCTATCAATCTTGAACAATATAAAGTAAAACCAATTAAATTAATAATAACTAAAACTACTAGTGCAGGAACATTCACATTGGGTTTTGCTCAAACATTAAATACAGGAACCACTACGTTAGGATTTACCGGAGGAACCGGTTCAAGCACTACTACATTAAAGGAGATAAACTTATGATAACTGAAGAAACGAAACGAAGAATGGCTATGTTTTTAAAAACATTTACAACGAGTGCAAAAGTAGGTAATGGTGGTGATAATACCAATCCATCAAGTAATGATTTAGATTCAGTAGTTTCATCTTCATCATCATTTTCAACAGTATTATCAGATGAAAATGTAGTTGATTTTAATGCAACCTTTAATTCACTAAATGGTGAAACAATAAGAGAGTTTGGTATTTTTGCTGTATTACCTACTAATGAAGCCCAGTTTACACAAATGCAAACCAATATGGCTTTAACTGGTTCTGTTACTGCTACTGCTACAACAACAGATACAGTTATGGTTGCTAGATTCAATTTTGATGCTTTAGGGCCATTTACGGCATCAGATACAGTTAATATCACATTAGTGGCGGAGGTCGAATAATATGGTAAGTAACCCTAATTATTACAGTAAAAGTCATACTAACCCAAATGCACAAATTACTGATGGTGTGGATTTTCCACATACAGGAATTATTAAAGCACTTTCTGATGGCTTAGGGCAAAACTATGCAATAAGTGGATTTGATATTACAATTGATAGTGCAACACAAATTGATGTAGGAGCAGGTGTTATTTTTAGAGATGGTAAAAGATTAGCGGTTGCTGCCGTAAATAATTTAACATTGAGTTCTACTTATACTAATGGTTATCATTTATTAATTGCTAATAGTCATGCTACCGCGCCTGTATTAACTATAAGAAACCCTACTGCTGCAAATCTAGTTCCAGAATATACGGCAGGAGATACTATTATTGCTGTTATTACTCATAATGGGACAGCAAATGTTGGTATTCAATATCTTACTTTAAATAAAACTGAAAATAATTTAAGTATAGGTTATGATGATTCAGGATATACTGAAACATTATCTGTTGTATCAGATGCAGGTCATACTGATATTACTGCTAAAGTAGCAGATAAAGATATTAGATTCAAAGGAACCGATAGTTCTAGTGCTATTACTGCTTTAACATTAGATATGAGTGAAGCGGGTCTTGCTGCGTTTAATGGTAATATTAAAGTCGGAGGGAATATAATTCAGGCTTCTGATGGTGGTTCAACAATTACGTTAGATGCTAGTGATAATGTAACTATTGGTAATAATCTAAAGGTTGGAGGAAATGAAATACAGGCTTCTGATGGTGGAAGCACTATTACTATGGACACAAGTGATAATGTAACTATTGGTGGTGGATTAACTACTACAACTGATTTAACTGTTAATGGTGGTGATATTAATTATGGTAATGCACAGGATTCAACATTAAAAGTCGCTGCTACTACTTCTTCTACTGCGGGTCGTGATTTAACTATTGAAGCAGGTTCTACTGCAACGAATGGTTCTAATATTAATGGTGGGGATTTACATTTAAAATCAGGCGGTGGTGATGGAACAGGGACTTCTATTATGACTTTTAGCACTAAAATTGCTGATACTGATACTGTTGTAGAAAGAATGAGAATCCATACAGACGGTAAAGTAGGTATTGGAACTAATTCACCTGATAATTTATTAGAAGTTCAAAATAGTGATGCAACAACAAATGCTATTGTTTATCCATTTAAATTAACTGAAACTACTTCTGGAACTGCTACTCATGGACTTGGAGTAGGAATGAAGTTTGAAGTAGAAAATGCTTCTGGAACTCAAAAAGAAACTAGTTATATAACTAGTAGTTTGGCTACTGCTACTAATGGTGCTGAAATGGGACAATTAGATTTGCATGTAGGTAAAGTATATCCCGGAACAAGTTACGCTATAAATCCTGCAATAACTATGTTAGGTAAATTCCCTGCTCATGTTGCTACTAGAGAAACATGGGGAATAGCGCATCAATGGGGTGAAAGTAACTCTATTAAAGTTGCAGGTGGCGCGAATCCGTCAGGTGGTGGAACTCCCGGAAGTTTATTCCCACAAAAACTATCATTATTAGATACATCAGTAGGTAGTAATACATATTTCCAATTATGGGCATTACCCACTGGTAGTTCTCCTGTTGCATATAGTATTCCACATGGGTTTACTATGACTCTTAAAAATATAGGTCATCAAACTGCAACAATTTATTCAGGCCATGTTCAAGAACATATTGATTTTGGTCAAACTTCTAATGCTTTTATTTCAGCCGCAAATACAATTTCATTACCTGCTATGGCTACAATTACTATAATGGCATATGGTGATGCAAATGAAACTCATATAAAATTACAAGACATTCTTGATGGATATGATACAAATAACTATTCAAATTATGATGAAGGTGCGGCTACTGGTGAAGGTTGGCTAGTTATTTCACAAACTGGTTGATATGAAAAATAAAACAAAGGTTGTTTATGGAGTAATAAATTTACTTCTTTTGATAATTGCGATGTTAATTTTATTTACATCTTATGGTGATTAAAATACAAGCCTCTGAGGGGGTCTGAGAGGCCGTTGGATATGTCGGGGCCACCGCACCCATGCATGATTCAGGGATGTCCCTGAGAGATAATTTAGGGCATCGTATCGAGGTATTTTTCTGACCCAATCGTTGATGTTTTTTGAAACAAATCCCGATTTAAATACCCTCGCCGTCGGCTAATAGAAATGAAATAATAATCCCTAATTATTCTGAAATTAGTATTTCTATATTGAAATACTAAAATATGTCTGTAAAAAATTCAAAAAATTTTAAACGGGCATTCCGAGAGGATTCTTTTCTGACCAAACAAAAAAGCACTCTCGACATTCCCATAATTTTATCGTTTCTGTCGAACCAACATAAATGCCTTGTATTCTCTTAGGTATCGTAGTAAGACCACAATACTTACAATCGCATTTTAAAGACATTATCTACTACCGGACTCTCTAATCAATTTATCCATATATTCATCAATACTATCTTCGGACATATTTGATGTTCCAAAGGCCGCAAAGAAGAATACTGCCATAAGCATTATGTATAATAGTAAGCCTAACCAACTCCATGCACTCATTTCCATTTCACCTCATATTGTTTTTTAATTTCTTCGTCTATATCATATGCAGATACATAGCCATTATTTTGACCAAATCTCCATAAATCATAGACGAGTTGTGTATCTTTAAGACAGTATTCTGTAACTGTATTAAAATCTCCTTGTTTCCATAAAAGGGGAGCATCTGCACTATCCATTGTTTTTGAATCCCCCAATGAATGTTTTACTAAATTGTTTAATCTAATTCTTTTACCATGTCCTGAAACTAATGAAGAACTTGTATCAATATATGCTTTTTTCTGCATATACTTTCTGATACAATATATGTCCATTGAATCTCTTAAAACAGGTAAATCAAATGCAACAATATTATGACCTAAAAGGCGACCATTATTTTCATAATGTTCATCTAAATCATATTTAAGAACTGAAAGAGGTTTAACTTCTATTCCAGTTTTAGCAAAACAATCAACGGGTTCATCAACATAAACAAC